TGGCGTTTAATTAAGGAGCTAACAAATGGCTATTTCACGCGCACAACTATTGAAAGAGCTGCTCCCAGGCTTGAACGCTTTGTTCGGTTTAGAGTATGCACGTTATGGTGAAGAACACAAAGAGATCTACGAAACAGAGACCTCTGAGCGTTCGTTCGAGGAAGAGACTAAATTGTCTGGCTTCTCAGCAGCACCAGTCAAAAACGAGGGCACAGCCATCGCTTATGACAATGCTCAAGAAGCATGGACAACTCGCTATAACCACGAAACCATTGCTTTGGGTTTTTCAATCACCGAAGAGGCGATTGAAGATAACTTGTACGACAGCTTGTCTGGCCGTTACACCAAAGCTCTTGCTCGCGGTATGGCTTACACCAAACAAGTGAAAGCTGCTGCTGTTGTTAACAACGGCTTCAACTCTAGCTATATTGGTGGTGATGGTGTCTCTTTGTTTAACTCTGCTCACCCATTGGTGAACGGTGGCACTAATGCCAACACTCCTACAACCCAAGTTGATTTGAACGAGACTTCTTTGGAAGCCGCCGTTATTCAGATCGCTGCTTGGACAGACGAGCGTGGCCTCTTGATCGCTGCTAGACCCAAGAAGATGATCATTCCTCCATCATTGATGTTCGTTGCAAAACGTTTGTTGGATACCGAACTTCGTGTCGCTACCACAAATAACGATATCAATGCAATCAAGCAAATGGGCGCAATCCCAGAGGGCTACACTGTCAATCACTTCTTGACAGATCCCAACGCTTGGTTCCTAACTACTGACGTTCCAAATGGTATGAAGCACTTTGAGCGCACACCTTTGAGCCAGTCAATGGATGGAGACTTCGATACAGGTAACGTACGTTATAAAGCTCGCGAGCGTTACTCTTTTGGATGGTCTGATCCACTTGGAATCTGGGGTTCTTCAGGTTCTTTCTAATAAAGTATTACTTTTAATACTTTTTGGGGCCTTTTGAGGCCCCTTTTCTTTTTCTAAAACTTATGCTATTATTACCTGTAACTAAGTCACAGGAGTAATAAATGGAATACCCAACAACAAGAGAAGAAGCTAAACGTATAGGTGCAACTCACTACTTTACAGGAATACCTTGCAAACATGGGCACATAGCATTACGCAAAACCAAAGGAGCGTGTGTTGAATGTTTAAAGGTTGAATGGGCTAAAGGAAATGAAACTCGCGCAGAATACTTTAGGCAATATAACCAGCGTGAAGATGTGAAAGACAAAAAGAATGAATGGTATGTAGAACACAAAGAGCAAGTAATTGACGCCGCAAAAACACGGCCAATAGAAGTTAAACGTGTGTATCAAAAAGCGTGGAAGGAACGTAATACAACATGGGTACGAGCCGATACAAAAGCACGCAGACGTAAACATAGAAATGCTACACCCAAATGGTTGACCAAAAAAGAAAAAGCAGAAATTCGTGAGCTTTACAAAATTGCCATAACCATGTCTAAAACAACTGGGGAACAATATGTCGTTGACCATATTATTCCTTTGCGGGGTGAAGATGTTTGTGGCCTTCATGTGCCTTGGAATCTCCGTGTAATCACTCAGGAAGAAAACTTAAAAAAGTCCAATAAACTTCTTGACACACCCAAAGAATAGTGTATATTGCCACTTGTCTGGGATTTTTCTCTTGTTGCCAGCCCGCCCAGGGGTCACGATGCAACGATTAACAAGAGACTTTTGCATAAGGAATTATCATGGCTCGTTCCACATTCTCTGGCCCAATCCTATCGGGCGATCAACGCTTTGGCCCAATTCGTAACGTAGGTTATACCGACCTCGCTCAAAACATTGACATGAACTTCGCCAATACTGGCGGAAATGGTACTGCTGGTTACCCTGGTGGTAATGGTCAGTTTGTCAATGGTAATTTGATTCCTAACGTAAACGCTGTTGTTTATACAAACTCTAGTTCTGTATATCCTCCTACAGCTGCAACAATCACTGCTGATGCCGCTACCACTGTGTATCGTGGCGCAGTGTTTTATTTGCCCACAGGTTCACAGATCAACGACTTTTTCGTTGATATCGGTACAGGTATTACAGGTGGTTCTACTATCACTGCTGGCGTGGTAAACATTGGTAATCAATTCAATGGTACTCAGTACGGTTCAGTAACTTTGACTGCTACAACAAACGTGTTGGTGGCTGGTCGTTACTCTACAACTTTCACTGGTACACAGTTGGCCAATATCCAAGCAACTACTGCTGACTTTACCAACCCCACAGGTACAATTGAGCCAGCTACATTCTCACAAGTTGTGATGACTTTGGTGATTACAGGTACAGGTACTCCTGCTCCTACGGCTGGTACTTTGTATTTGACTGTGCGCTATACACAGCCTGATGGAAACATTGGTACAACTACAACTTACCCCTACGGTAACTTTGATTAATCTCTAGGGGCTTCGGCCCCTATCTTTAACCTTTAAGGAGATTATTCATGGCTACACCAAAGGCTAAATCGATTACGCAACAAGGAAGGTATGAGCCTTTTGAGTTGCAAGTTGCCCGTGGGCAAATTGGGTTTCATAATGGCGTTAACATTTTTGGTTACCAGCCCTCTATCGGTACAAGTTTTATCCCAATTTGGGAAGTAACTTCTGCATATCCTGCATACCTAACAACTGCTTCCACATTCACAATTGCTAGCGCTTCTGCATCAGATCAAAATGCAGTGGTGTTGGTGACTGGACTGGACGCAAACTACAACGTATTGTCTGAGCAAGTGCTTATGACAACTTCAACACCAAGTGGTACAACCGTTGGCAAGTATTTACGCATCAATGGATTGACACTAACCACTCCTGGTTCTGGTCAAAAAACAAACGTAGGCCAGATCACCGCCACTGCTTCAAATAGCAGTGTGTACGCTTATATCAGTGCAGGTATTAGCAAAAGTCAAATGGCTGTTTATTCTGTGCCCAACAACTCAGAATATGACTTTACGCAAATCANCATCAACACCAATAACGCATACACATCGTCTACAACTTTGACTTATCAAGCTGTGGCGTACAACAATGCAACNGGTGTTCAATTAAGTGTTTTGCAAGAGCCATTCATCAATAACTTCATTGTGACCAAAACAATCCCATTCAAGTTTGGCCCAAGGACTGATATTCAATGGCAATTGAAAGCAAGTACAGGAACCGTAGCTGCTGGTATTGTGGTTGAAGGTTATCAGATCTTTAACGTAGATTCTGGGAACACCTAATCATGGCAAAGTCCCCAGCATGGCAACGCAAAGAAGGGAAGAATCCGAAAGGCGGGCTAAACGCCAAGGGTCGGGCATCCGCAAAGAAGGAGGGGATGAATTTAAAGCCTCCCCAACCCGAGGGCGGATCAAGAAAGAAATCTTTTTGCGCGAGAATGTCGGGAATGAAATCCAAACTGACATCAGCAAAAACGGCAAACGACCCAAACAGCAGGATTAACAAAAGCCTACGGGCTTGGAAATGTTGATATGCCAAGTACAAGCGCAAAACAACACAGGTTCATGGAGGCGGTGGCTCACAATCCAGCGTTCGCCAAGAAAGCAGGAATCCCACAAAAAGTGGGTCAAGAGTTCAGCAAGGCCGACAAAGGCAAAAAATTTTCACAAGGTGGTACTATGAAACACGAGAAAGAAAAAGAGATGAAGCAAGCCAAAACTTTAGAACGGCTTGCTAAAGAGGAACGCGAAGAAGCTAAGGGCATGAAGCGCGGCGGCCACGCTAAACATCACGTTAAAAAGATGGCTACTGGCGGCATGACCACTGGCAAGCATGGCGTTTCTGAAAAAAGTGGTATGACTACTGCTAAGATGAGTAAAGCCGAAGTGGGCGGTAAGCTCAAACATGGCGAGCATAGCATCCAGAAAAAAGGTCATACTCGTGCATTGCATGAACCCATGAAATCTATGAAACCATTGGGCATGAAACACGGTGGCAAAACCCACCACAAGAAATAAGGAACTGCCATGAAACATCATGATCATACCCCCCATCACGCTCATCTATATAGCGGTGGAACTAAGCATCACGGTAAAACCGAGTTGCATCATGTTCAACACCCCCATCCTGAAGAGCATGCCCATATTCATGGCATGAAGCACGGCGGGCACGTTAAACATCACCACGAGCATGTAGAGCACCACATGAAAAAACATGGTAGTCACCACGCTGATGGTGGTCACATCCATCATCACGAGCATGTTGCCAAGCACATGGCTCACCACGATGGCATGAAGCATGGAGGTCACGTTAAGCACCACCATGAGCATGTTGAACACCACATGAAGCATCACGATCACAATCGTTAAGAGGTTAATATGAGACCACAAATGCGCCCTCGTCGTATGCCCCCTGCAGCTATGGCCGCAATGGCTCCCGCTGCCCCCGCTGGCCCAGCAATGGCCCCTGCTGGCCCTATGGCTGGCATGAGCAAAGGTGGCATGGCTTCTCCCTCTAAGCGTGCTGACGGCATTGCTAAACGCGGCCATACCGCTTGCAAAATGTGCGGCGGTGGATATACAAAATGATGGCAAGTCGTGGCATGGGGGCTATTAAGCCCTCTAAAATGCCAAAAGGTAAAACGATACATCGCAAGGATAATCCAAACGATGTATCGCTCTACAAAAAAGGTGGGGAAGTTTGGGATAAACCACGCCCTAAAGGTTTAGGTAAACCTAAAAAACTAAGTTCTGCTAAGAAATCAAAAGCAAAAGCAATGGCTAAAGCAGCAGGGCGGCCCTATCCTAATCTAGTTGACAATATGCGGGCAGCAAAATGAGTACTTCAGGCACAGCATCGTTCGATTTAGACTTCACGGACTTAGCCGAGGAAGCATTTGAACGCGCTGGTCGTGAACTAAGGTCAGGATATGACCTAAGAACTGCTCGTAGATCGATGAATTTGATGACCATCGAGTGGCAAAACCGTGGCATCAACATGTGGACGATCCAACAGCAGTCGTTTACGCTTGTACAGGGTCTAAATACCTACCCTTTGCCCGTAGATACGATCGATTTGCTTGATCATGTGATCAGAACTAACGCAAATCAGACTTCAAATCAGTCAGATTTGAATATCACCCGCATAAGTATGCCTACTTATGCCACAATTCCTAATAAATTGACCCAAGCAAGGCCAATTCAGGTCATGGTTCAACGTAATTCGGGTGAAACTAACCCGCTTTATACAACACCAAACACACCTTTTCAAACACAGCCTGTACAAGTTTACCTTGCGAGCAGCATAGGTACTACAGACACTACAATTACGCTTACTAGCACCTACGATATGGCCGCGCAAGGCTATATTC